AATTGACTACAAAGAAGATTCGTCTTGACTGGGAAGTATCTGCAGAAGCACTAGAAGATAACATCGAAGGTGCAGCACTAGAAGATCACATTGTCCGTTTGATGACAAATGCTTTCGGTAATGATATCGAAGACCTTGCAATCAACGGTGATGCTGCAACAGGCAACTTCTTGTCAATCATGAATGGTTTCGTAAACCATGTAAAGACTGACGGAGATGCTCATGAGTCAGTTGTAACAGTCGAAAATAACGCCTGGACAACAGATGTAATGCAGAACATCATTCTTGCAATGCCACGTAAGTACCGTGCAATCAAGTCTAACTTGAAGTTCTATGCTGGTACAGATGCATTCCAGGGAATCATTAAGAATAATGGTACTTTGGCTGATGCAATCGCAGAAGCATTTGCTGGTACTCCAGCAGGTACACCTGCAAACCGTCAGGCATATCTTGATGGCACAGCACAGACATTCGGTGGAGCACGTACAACACGTGTTCTTGGAATTGACGTGCAGGAAGTTCCTTACTACCCTGCAGGATATGTCGACTTGACATTCCCACAGAACCGTGTATGGGGATTCCAGCGTGACATCACAGTAAACCGCGCATACAAGCCAAAGAAGGACACTGTAGAATACACAGTCTTCGTTCGCTTCGGTATTCAGTGGGAAGAGCAGGATGCAATTGCATTCGCTGACGCTGCAGCAGACGCATAATCTGTAAACAGTACATTTTAGGGGGAGTAGGAGTTAGTTCTCCTGCTCCCCTTATTACTTATAATGATATAATACTAACAAGGAGGAATTATGGAAAACATTAATGAAAATCCAATTGTAGAAGAAACAACAAATGAAGCACCAGTTTTTGAAGCACCAGTTGCAGAAGAGCCTGTTGTAGAGGCACCACATGTCGAAGATGTTGTTGAGGCTCCAGTTGTAGAAGAGGCTGCCCAGGCAGTCGTTGAAGCACCATCATACCAGGCACCTGAAGAAGTTCAGGCACTTGGATCTGTAGCAGAAGGAGTAATTGGAGCAACAAAGGCACCAAGATCACCTGAAAAGAAGAAGGCTGCAAAGCCTGCAACAAAGGCTGAAACTGTTGCAATTTATTCAACAAAGAATGTTACTTGGTCAGAGGTAGGCAAGGTTTACCGTGGCTATAACATTGTTGAAAAGGATGCTGCTGAAAAATGGCTTACTCGTTCTCACATCCGTATAGCAACACCAGAAGAAGTTGCAAAGGAATTTGGAAAGTAAGCGATGGAGATATTGAGAGTTCCGCCATACGATGACATCATAGTAAACTTTGTTGTTCCTTCTGGATACAGCGATGCAGATATCTATGCAAGAGTAACCGATATGGCGGACCTTTCAGTACAAACTTTAGAATTTTTAGAATCGTCAACAGGAGATAATATTAATATTGAACTTCCTGGAAGATATGATAATCACTATAGAGTTGAAATATTTACAGTTGACGAGGTAGAAGAATTAATTCACGAAGAGTATTATGAACTAACAAGACCATATGTAGACCCAAACACATTAGGAACAACAGCATCAGAGATTGCTGAATATAAAATTTTAGAATTAGTTGCAAGATCAATGATAGACACATTTGTGCCAGAAGGATTTTATAATAAAAAGATTACAATACTTGGAACTGGCAATGGGGGAGACTACCTACCTTTATGGGAAAAGGTTTATAGAATATTTAAGGTTTACGAAAATAACGTTTTAGTTTATGATAGATCTAATCCAGATCTGTATGAATTTCAGTATATCATTACATCAGATAAAACTGCTATTCAAAGAGTACAAGATGGAGATTTAAATCGATACGAGTCAACTGCACAGAATCTTCCAGTTGCGAGTGGAGATCTTGGTTACTATGGATACAATGGAATAGCATTCCCAGCAGGGTATGACTACACAGTTGTAGTAGATCACGGATACATAACTGTACCTGATGATGTTGAATATGCAACAAAGTTATTAATTGAAGATCTAAAATGTGGAAAACTAGACTACTATAAGAGATATGTTACTGCATACAATACGGATCAGTTTAGAATTCAATTTGACAAGGCAATGCTTAGCGGAACAGGAAATTTTTTAGTTGATAAGATACTTGATAAGTATGTTAAGACTATCGTTAAGCCAGGGATAATTTAATGATATGCGAAGAGCCAGATTTTATTTTCCCAATGCAAGCAGATGTTTATTATCCAATCGTTGACCAAGGAACTTATGGCAATGTTAAAAAGACGTGGATTTTAGATAAAACTATTGCTGTTAATTTTAGTGCAGCAGGCAATGCTAACAATGAAGAAGTTAAGCCAAATGTAAACATTACACAAAAGACGGTCCTTATTGGCAGAGCAAAAACAGATGTTAGAATTTCAAGTTTAGATTCTCCTCACTCAATAACAAATGTTATCTTGACAAATGTTAGAGATAAAAACTGTAACCCTATATACACAGAAACCTCTGGTCCACGTGCAGGCAAATCTACCATATTTGAAATTGCTACACAAGAACCATACGTAGGCCCATTTGGTGGAATAGAATATTACAACCTTGTAGTTCGTAGATCTGAGAATCAGTCAGGAGACTTATAATGCTTAAAGTTGTTATGGATAGCAGACAGTTTCAAAAAGAAATAAACAATATTGTAAATTATTCAACTGGATTTTTAGAGGGCGTACAAAAAGGCAAGGCAGAACTGTATATGTCTCTTGCACCAAAAATATCTGAGATGGCTTCACAGTTCATTGATGCAAATGCTAAAATGTCTCCAGAACTACTTCACCACGTTTATGAATGGGAAAAGGTTGGAAGTCCATCAGCAAGATTATTTGATATTGACTACACCATAAGCAGCGCAGGAATAACCTTTACATCATCTTTGAAACAGTCTTCTTCTATTAAGCAAGGATCTAATGTACCGTTTTATAATAAAGCAACTATTATGGAGCAAGGAGTCGGGGTTACTATTAAACCAAAAAGAGCAAGCGTTCTTAGATTTGAAATAGATGGACAAGAAGTTTATACTTCACAAGAGGTTCGTGTAGACAATCCTGGTGGACAAACACAGGGTCAGTTTGATAAAGTGATTAGCAACTTCTTTGGAGTTTACTTTAGACAATCATTCTTAAACTCAAGCGGACTTTTACAGTATTTTAACTCTCCAAAGGTTTATAAGAAAAACATATCAGCAGCAAAAAGAGGCGGAAGATCTTTAGGAATAAAGACTGGATACCAATGGGTTGCTAATGCAGGGAGGATTGCATAATGGCAGAATCAACATCAACATTTAATACTCCAGTTCTCTGGATTAATGAATACTTAAAAGAAAGTATTGGTTTAGATACAGGCATAGGAGTGCCCTTCTTTCCATCACGTCCAGCAACTATTGATGAATTAACTGAGAGTTGGATTACTATTACACCATCAAGCACTCTAGAGCCACAAAGACTTGCCTATGCTGGAGTTATGGCAACTTGGGACAGACTTGTTCGTATGCGTAGATCTCCATTCCCACATATCAAGCAAGAACAATTGCTTTATTATTTTTATGCTACACAGGACAATGTTATAGAGAATATGGTTCAGGTCCAAGAAAAGGTTCTTCGCTTAATGGATAGAGAAGATGAAACAGGCGAAGAAATTAACAAGTGGGCAAAAGCCAAGGGACAGATCGATGGTATGGACTGCAAGTTCTTCTTCCATAGATTCAGAGTATATCAACTTGAAGAGGTAAGAGACATTATTGACTTTGGCACAGCCCGTACCTATGGCGGGAACAAGATAATCATAGACTTTGAATACCACCAAGATACTACAATTTCATCTTCTTAAAAGGGGTGTTATAATTAATCTTGAGGAAACAAGCCCCTTTAATCCATAAGAAAATAAAGAGGTGAAATAAATGGCATATACACGTGGTAGCAGCAACAATATTATTGTTGGAGCAGCAGCCCTCTTCACACATGAAGCAGGCGTACTCACAGATTCAGCACTTCCAGCATATGTAGCAGGAACATCATACAAGGCAACTTTGTCAGATGATGCAGACTTCCGCAATGTTGGATACACAATGAATG